CAAAGGCGGCCTCAAGGGTTGGCGTGTAGTCTGTGACGACATCGCTGCCAACACTTGGGCAGTCGTGGTCATGTCGGAAGCATCCGGCACCGAAGCGACCCCGTTCTCGGCCACCGTGTCATAACGAAAAGAGGGGCGGGTTTAGGCTCGCCCCTTCTTCCCAATGAGAGAATATCGCGTAACATGTGAGGGAATATTCCGGGGAGGCATACGCTATCGTCGCGGGCAAATCCTACGGATGCCTCCGGAAGTGGCGGATGTTATGCGTTTGGCCTACCCTAATCTGACCTTTGAGGACGCCCATGTCGAAGATCGCGGAGAAGATGTTCGAGGAGGACGGGAAGATCATCGTGCAGCAGAAGCACGACTTCAGCCCGGTTCTGGAACGAGCGAAAGCCCTAAAAAGCGCCGGGGCGGACAGCTTCGGAGAAAGCAAGCTGGTCGGTTTAGTGCCGATGAAAGTCTGGGCTGAGTGGGCGAAGAAGTGGGGTGTCAATCCCAACGACGCGGCGGCCATGCGTGAGGTTGTGGCCCGTGAGTTGAACAGCAGCGACAACGCGCACTTGCGTGTTTGGGAAGGGCGGTATTGAGATGGAAGTTATCGACACAATCATGCAGTGGATCGTCGCCCCGGTTGCGGCTTTTGTGTTCTGGATGTACCGCACGCAGCAGGACCATGCCACCAAGCTGGCTGTTCTTTCCGCCGTACACGAGGCGAACAAAGAAGCCCATGACCGGGAATTCAAGGAGCTGCGTGAGAATTTCAAGCGCGTCTTTGAAAAGCTGGACGGCATTGAGGCCGCCTTGCGGAAGTGAAGGTGCTGCTGATCTGGGTGGGCTATACCCACCTCTGGATCGACGGGCGCATGGTATTTGTCAAGATTTGCAGGTATACTGCGGACATAGCACTGGCGGTTCATCCGCTTGATCTCTGCCCGCCATTCTGGAGCCTGTGATGTTTGACCCAGTTTCAATCGGCATGGCTGTTAGCATCGGCAGCAAAGCATTTGGCCTGCTGAAGCAAGGCATTGCGGCTGGTCGTGAAATTCAGGACATGGCGTCTCAGCTATCCGAATGGGGCAAGGCTGTTTCTGACATTGCCTACGCAGCGGAAAAAGCCAACGAGCCTCCGGGTGTGTTCCAGGCGCTGTTTGGCGGTGGCAATCAAAAGAGCGCCATCGACATCTTTGCCGCGCAAAAGCAGTGCGAACAGCAGCGCAAAGAGTTGCGCCAGCTTATCAGCTACACATACGGGAACGACGCTTGGCTGGAGTTCCAGAACATTGAGCGCCGGGTTCGGGAGCAGCAGCGCGAGCAGGTCTACCGTCGGCGGGAGATCATTGAGTCGATCATGGAGTTTTTACTCTGGTCTGGTATAATCTTAATCACCACGGCGCTTGCTGGCGCTGGACTTTATGTCTGGGGCGTTTATCTGGGGAGGTGGTAATGGCACTTGAACATTGGATATGGCCTTCCTTTGCCGTTGGCATCGGTCTGATCTTCTACTTCAGCGGTGACGGGTTCTACCGTTATCCCTGCCAAGACCCGGCGAACTGGTCTGCACTTGAGTGTCAGCCCCCGATCTGCCTTCGCACCAAAAACTGCGCTGAAGACCTAACTGGAGGGGCCGCGCCATGAGCAAGAACGATCCTGATTTTCTGGAAGCCAAGCTGCGCTACTTCATTGGCGTGTCGCTGACCATGATCTTGGGCGGCAGCATCTTCATCATCCTTTACTCGCTGGTGTTCGTGACCCAGCCTCTTGGCGAGAGCAGTGAAAACGATAGGGCGCTATTCTCAATCCTCACGCCAATCACCTCGTTTCTAGTAGGCGCTTTGTCTGGCGTACTAGCTGCGGGCAATAGTCGGAACAAGCGCGGCGACGACGAGCCGCCAACACAGGAGACGCCACAATGATCGGACGCATGATTGGAATGTTCATGGGCCGCAGGCTCAAAGAGAAAGCCGTTGATGCAGTGCTGGATAAGGTGAACCTGCCTGATCCGGTGGAGAACGCGATCAAGGCGGCGGCCACGGGCAACGTGGGTGATCTGCTTGGCGGCATGGGCAAGGACATGGCGCAGGAAGCTGTGCTTGGTGCAATCACCAAGAAGGTTCCGATCAAGAGACCCAAGAAATGAAGTGGCTGTCCCTGCTCCTGCTGACGGCTGCGCCTGCTCATGCTTATGAGATCACCCGCATCATTGACGGCGATACCGTGGAGATTGCGGTGGATTTTCTTCCGTCGCCCCTGCCGCCCAAACTCTCAATCAGGGTCATCGGCATCGACACGCCCGAAAAGGCACCTCGCGCTCAATGCGATGCGGAAGCAGCTTTGGCTAAGAAAGCCAGCGCCTTTACAAAAGACGCGGTTGCGAATGCGCTTGAGGTCGATGTCAAGATCTTGAAGTGGGACAAGTACGGTGGCCGGGTGCTGGGGACCATCTTTCTAGACCACAAGAGCCTAGCTGAAAGCCTGATCTCTGCCGGCCTGGCTCGTCCCTACAAGGGCGATGCGAAACAATCCTGGTGTGAATGAGGAGATAGACAATGAGCCTTCTGACCGAAGCCCAACTTGCGGCTATGATCCCGACCAATAAAGAAGTCGGTGAGTGGTGCGCCGCTCTTAATGAGATGCTGCCGAAGTACGGCATCACCACCGACAAGCGGATCGCTGGCTTCATCGCCCAGTGTGCCCATGAGAGCATGGACTTCCGGGTCTTGCAGGAGAACCTGAACTACAAGGAGGCCACCCTCCTGAAGGTGTTCCCGCGCTACTTCGGCCCCGGCAAGGAGAACGCCGCCGAGTATGCAGGCAAGCCCGAGAAGATTGCCAACTATGTTTACATGGACAAGAACCGCTCCAAGGGCGGCGCTCTTGGCAATGTGAAGGATGGCGACGGCTGGCTTTTTTCTGGCAAAGGTCTCAAGCAAGTCACCGGCCGTGCGAATACGACGGCCTTCGGCAAGACCATCGGCATGACCGCAGAGGAAGCCGCTGCCTACCTGTTGACCAAGAAGGGCGCACTTGAAAGCGCACTGTGGTTCTGGGACAGCCGCAACCTGAACGAAGTCGCAGACACTGGCGACCAAGTGAGGCTCACGAAGATCATTAACGGGGGCGACATCGGCCTATCTGACCGCCAACAACGCTATGCGAAGGCGATGGCGGCGTTGGGCGGGAAGATCGAAGCCGTCGTCAACTCGCAGATCACCGATGCAGTGACACAAGTTTTGCGTAAAGGTGCCAAGGGCGAGCCTGTAAAGCGTATGCAGGCCAAGCTCGGCATCAAGGCTGACGGCGACTTTGGCCAAGGCACAGAAAACGCCTTGAAGAAGTGGCAGGCCCGCAACGGCTTGACTGCTGACGGCGTGGCTGGCCCGAAGACGCTGGCGAAGCTGCTTGGATAATCGCGAGGGGCGCTTGATGAAGATGAGCCGTAGCGCAGTCTGACCGTCGACCAATACAAAACCGCAGGTTTCGTATGCGCCCCTCGCTTGCATTAACTATCTGATTGCCACCGTGGCTGGCAAGCCTCTGCCTCGCTTTTGATGCGATTGATTTCTTCAAGATTGCCTCGGCACATATACTCTATCAACTCGAACTGCTCCTGCGTGACCCACCACGCAGGCAACTTGACGTAGCCCGCTTGCCTCAACGCTCTCGCGCCGGGGCTGTTGCTGGCGTCACGGGGCATTGGCTACACTTCCCAAAGATGCGGTCTACCGGGCGCTTCCACAGTGAAAAAACCAAATGCGTTGTGGAAGTCATGCAGGGCGTTGATGTAATCTCGAAGCCTCGCGTTCTCGACATTGGCCTCAGCCATGCGCTCCATCATATCAATGATGCGTTTGGCCTCCTCTGCCCGCTCGCGCAACATTACCTTGAGATCATGCTTTGCAAGCCGCTTAGAAGGTCGGTCGAAGTAGACAGGATGCGGATATGTGATGTCGCACAAGATTCGCTCCATCTCGCCTTTGGTCGTTCTGTATAGTTTAAGACTGCTCATCCCTTCTCTCCCTCAATCTCGGCGATGATGGCGCGGGCTGTTGAGCAACCGCACTCACCCGCAATCTCCCGCAGCCCCTCCACCGCCTTCGCCAGCTTGGCGTTCAGGGCTTCGATGCGACCAAGAGCCACTTGTTTCTCGGCAGCTTCTTTGGCCCACAGGTTGGTCATCGTATCGCGGGCCTCAGTCAGGGCTTCGATGCGGTCGGCTTGCTTATGGCCGTCCGCAAAGCCCACTGCATATGCCGCTCCCTTCTTGAGATCGGCGTGCGTGGGCGTGGCGGCGGGGTTGTGGGCGTGCCACCGTTGAACGGGGTTGTCACTCATGTCAGTCCCTCCATGTCCCCATCAGCCGCGAGTTCAGGTCGACCACCTCAGTCAGCCGCGCATAGCGCCAGCGACCCCACTTCCAAATCCCCGGCGCGGAGCTTGGCACCGCCACACGGACCATAAACACGGGCAGGAAGCCAAACTTCATGTGGATCGCGCCCTGCTGGGCTTCTCTTGTCAGTTCTTTCATCTCCGTCCCCGTTCCCAAGCCGCCCGCGACAGGCGATTGGCCAGCGCGTCCATGTCCTCGACCGTGATCTGGCGGTTGGTCATAATAGCCCAGTAGACGAGGTCCATGAACCTCTTGGGTGGCAGCACAGATGCCGCATTGTTGATGCCCAGTGCCGCCTCTGCCTGCACGTCGCGGTGCGGCAGGGTCTTTGGTTCCTTGCGCCAGAACATCATGCCACATCCTCCGGCAGATCGAAGCAGGTCAGCCGCACCACACGCCCAGCTGCGACCAGCTCGGCCAGCTTGGCTGCGATCTTGTCGTCAGCCATGTTCATATCCTCGGCGATCTCTTCGACGGTGGCGCGGCCATCGGCTTGCAGGTTGCCGAGGATGAAGGCACCCAGCGTATCATTCCGTGATACAGGCGCGGCATCCTCCAGCGAGATCGCCAGCCACGGTGTCTTCTCGGGCTGGCTCATGTTAGGTACGATCTGCGCCATGACCTTCTGGCCGGGGCGCAGGCTGGCATCAAGCGCCAGCTTGCTGGGGATGAACACGTTCTGCGTCATGTCGTCGGCCAGCACGGCGAAGGTGGTGCCTGTCTGAAGGCGGTTTGTTACGATAAGTTCAGTCGGCTGCATTGTTTTTCTCCAGATATGCAAGTTGGTCTTCTGCGTCACGTTGATAGTGGATCAGGATCATAATCTCTTCCCCGACCCATGACGGCCTGACGCCCGTTCCGTATCTCTTTTCTAGATCGTCGATCTGCTCCTGCTTGCGGGCGATGTAGGCGCGGCATTCTTCTTTGGTCATTACATGATCCCCAATCTGTCCAAGGCGAAGTATGATTTCTTGTAGGCTTTGATCAGGCGGTCAACGCTGTCGATTTTGGCCTCAATGTGCGGGCTGGACACGTCACCGGGAATGTTGGTCAGCGTCTCGCGGTAATCCCACAGCGCGGTCAGCACGATGTGGGTGTCTTTTGCTCCAAGTTTGATCGCCATTTTACCACCCCATACCGTGAGCGAAGACGAAGCCAGCCCAAAGCAGGCCGAAGATTGCGATGGCCCCGATCAGGTCGGCGGCGATGTCGCGGATACGCATTATTTAATCTCCTTGTTTGCATTGATGGCGGCGCGCAGGCGTTCACGCAGTTCAACGCGGCGCAGGTTGTGCAGCATCTCACCAAGGTCTTGATAGTTAGGCTCGCTGTGCGTGCTGTAGTCCATGTCGCGGTCAATGCAGTCAATCGCGGTGTAAGCTTGGTCGAGCGTGATAGTGATGGTGATGTTGGTCATGTTAGTCTCCTATCAAAACGGCGGCTCTTCGCCGGGGTAAGTTGGTTTCCACTGGGGCGGCGCGTAGGCCGCTGGCTGGGGGCGGGGTGCTGGCTTGGCAATAATGCCAAGCCTGTTGAGTTCGAGTTCGAGGTTGGTCATAGCAGCGTCTTCGTCATTGCGTCAGCGTACAGGGGCATCCCGGCCAGCGCGCGGCGCGCGTTCATCATCGGGGTGAACCTGTCGCAGCAATGGGCGCAGCGATCCTCGGCGGGTGTCGCGCGGAACTCTTCGGGGCTGACCGACACCGACGACATGTGTTGGTATGTGGTGCGGCTGTTGCGAACGATCTTGCCGTTGCGCTGGCCACGGCAGGCGCACGCCGGGACACCGCCAACGCTTTGCTTCAGGTGAATTTTGTGGATCATGATGGTCATCCTTGTTTGCTAGTTCGTATCCCCACCATACAGCCTGCCATACCTCATGCAAGCATAAAAATGCACTTGACGCAAAATTATTTCACACATAGACAGATCGAACCGAAGCACAGGAGGACGCCGTGAAGGCTCAAGATCAAATCAGACAGTGGGCGGCGGACGGCGGGCGCAAGCTTGGCTGGATTGCAGACCAAGTACCCGTCGCCAAATCCAGCATGTCTCGCTGGATGCAGAACAACATCACTCCCGGTGCGATCTACCGCAACCGGCTGGCCGAGATCACGGGCATCGACAGCCTGCGCGACAAGGGGACGTGGAAATGAACCGCGCCGAGATTTTGGACACGGCCAAGGAATACGTCACCAAGGATCGCGCAGACACGCACGGCGACGCGGAGAGCAATTTCAATCTCATCGCCCTGTACTGGACCGCGCACCTCGACACCATCGTGACCGCCCACGACGTGGCCGTGATGATGACCCTGCTGAAGCTGGCCCGCGCCAAGTCGAACCCGGCCCATGCTGACAACTGGATCGACGGCTGCGGCTATCTGGCCTGCGGCGGTGAGATTGCGGTGGGGGAAGGGTGAGGCTCGAAAGGAGCAAAGCAGAATGGCATTGCCTGCGTGCTTCGGCGCGTGGGCAAGAGCCAACACATGCCGAAAAGGTGGCAACAATCATCGGCGTGCAGGAACTCAAAGGCTACATGCTGCAACTGCACAAAGAAAACCGCCTTGACGATGACGCAAAGGCTGCAATCCAAAAAAGGCTTGCACAACTGGAAGCCTTCTATGGGCGCAAGCTAGGCTAAATCACTGGCCGCCAGCCAAGCCTCAAAAGCCTGCCAAGCCGCGTCACAGCCCAGCGCAACGCAGGCAAATGCCCCAGCCTTGGCCGATGCGGCAAGATACTCCTTCTGCCCATCCTGCCACCTCCCAAGCGTCGGATCGCGGCGCTTCAATTCGCAGACAAAGGCCACCCGCGCCGGAATAATGATGTCCGAAGCGCCCGGCGTCATGCCTTCGGCCTTGTGCTTCGACACAGCGCCAAACTGGCCGCCGATCCGCAGCCCCTCATTGCGCGGGTGCAGAGCAATCTTCCCCCATGTATCAGGATGCGTGCGCCGCAACCGACCGAAAAACGTGATCTGTTCTTGCTCCTCGGTCGGGCATTTGCCGCGAAACTCCAGATCACCAAATGTCAGCACGCCATTCTGCGCGATGTCTTGAAAATCACTGAGCCGCATGTTTTTCTTCCTCGCTAAATGGGTTCCACTCGATTTCCGCAACGCTTGGCGCTTCTGGCTCTATGTCCTCCGGGCGGTTATAAGCGCGGATGTCAAAGAAGCCGCTCTCAACGTCTTTGCGATACGTCACGGTCCTTGGCGCAACCGTCCCGCATTGCGTAGCAGCATCAAAAGCGTTCCATTGAGACTGCCCTCTGATGTGCTTGGCCTCAGGCATCACCCAAGTCGTGAATTGCCTGTAAGGCGTCACCCATTCAACGCGCAGGGTCTTGTTGCCGCTGCGGCTAATGTTGGGCGATGCTGACATGCTAAGAACACGGTCAGTCTGCCAGCGCGTGGGATCGCGTTTCAGCGCCTTGAAATCAGCCTTTAGCTTCTCGTTGGGATCGACAATCTCGCACTTGCAAAATGCACAGTGTCGCGCTGCAATGTCGTTCTCCATGCTGCAATTTGGGCACTCTTTAAACGTCCAGCGATACCCGCAGCGTTCATACTCACCGCGCTTGCCAGATTGCACCACCCCCATGCAACGCCGACCGAAATGCACAGGGATTGGACCAAAGTCGGACATGATCTGCCGACCATCCAGATCGAGCGCATAGCCCGCCTCATCATACGGATAGTCAAAATACTGCGGATTGACGCTGACCATATTTTCATATGAGCAAGACGGGCAGATGCAGGTCATTCCGTCACCACCGCCACCAGCCTTACTAGCCTTCACAACAGGTGCAAACAGATCACCATCCGGGCAGTGGTCCTCAAGGTTGGTCGTGTAATCCAAAACCAAGCAATCGGTCTTGCCATCATGTAGGCGCAGCCCGCGCCCGATGATCTGCTGCAAGAGGCCAACGCTTTCGGTCTTGCGAAGGATAGCAATCAGATCGACGTGGCTTGCATCGAAGCCCGTGGTCAGCACTGAGACATTGACCAGATACTTGATTTCCTGCGCCTTGAACCGCTTTAGGATGCTGTCGCGCTGGGCTTTAGGGGTTTGCCCTGTGACGATCCCAGAAAGCTCTGGCGGCAGGCTGGCCATGATTTCTTGCGCGTGCTTCACAGTGGCGGCAAAGAACATCACGCCTTTGCGATTGGCAGCTTGAGCCACCACGTCGCCCACAATCGCCGCCGTCTTGCGCCCTTGGCCGTGATAGGCCCGGTCCACTGCGTCGGCATCAAACTGTCCACGGCTGTTCAGCGCAAGCCCGCTGGTATCGTATCCACTGGCATTGATGGCCCCGATTACCGGCGGTGTCAGGTAGCCCATGCCGATCAGCGCGCGTGCATCTATTTTGTAGACGCACTTCGCAAAATAGGGGGAAAATGCCGTATCTTCGCCGTTTATGCGCCCGTTGTCGTGTTCTTGGAAAATCCACCCAGACCCAAGGCGGTAGGGCGTAGCCGTCAGCCCGCACACGCGCAGATTTGGGTTGCCTTCGCGCATTGCTGTGATGATGTCCCGCACCGTTGGCGTGATGCCGTGCGCCTCGTCCAGAATGACCAGCGCGTAGCCGCTTGGCCCCTGCATTTGAAAGCGGCTGATCTTGTTCTTGACTGTCAGCGGAGAGCCAAACACCACCGGGTGCCGCAATTCCTTTGCACCGGCACTGGCAGAAAAGGTGCTGGCCCGGTTTCCCGTGGCCAGAAACTTCTCGCGGTTCTGCATCACCAACTCGGCACTGGGGGCAAGACACAGCACGCGCTTGCCCGTCATGTCGTGGATCACTCGGGCAATCTCCGCAATGATGTGAGACTTGCCCGCGCCAGTGGCCGCGTCGATGATGAATGGTGCCGCGCTGCGCTTCATCCATTCCAACGCCGCATCTGCCGCGTCCTGCTGATAGGGGCGGAGTGTCATTTGACCACCCAATAGCTTGAAGGCTTGCCGCGATACGGCTCAAGGTCGGCATTCGGGATCAGCGCCTTGACAGCTTTGGCATAGGCAATCGCGCCAGCCTTTTCGATCTTGGTCAGTTTGCGCCCTGCAAAGATAACGTCCCGGTTCATGGCGATCGTCGTCATGTCCGACATCAGTTCTTTCTTGCGCGCCTCGGCTCGCTCCACAGCATCGCAAAGCTGGTCGTATTCATCCATAATGCGCCGCGCCTCTGGCGTGTCGATGATGGGACGCTTTGGCTCTAGGTGAATTGCCGGATCTTCGCGCTCGGCCAAATATTCCGCATAAAACTGTCGCAGCTTTGGCAGGTTTTGATCTTGCCAAGACCCGCTCCACATTACTTTTTCCATTGAAGTCCCGTTTGGCGACCACTGGTAAAAATTCCACCACGATCTATTCGTGACCCAAATCGAAAACTGCACTTGGTCAAAATAATGGGGCTGGTCAAAGATCGATTTAAACGCAGGCGTTTCATCTTTCCGCAGGCCAAACGGGCATTTGATCTCAAGACCACCCTCTTCGCCAATCAACCCGTCCGGGCTGCACCCTGCCCAATCCTCGCGCGTGATAAACCCGACAGCCTCAACGGCATTTCCCGTTTCCATCACGTATTCGGTCAGCGCCCCAGCCTCATTGCGCGTGCCGTATTCGGTGGCAATGTTGCCTTCGAATTCAGGTTCCGCCCCGACCCACTCTCGCACCATGCGGCGCATCACATCGTCGCGCGTGGCATAGGGCGCATGGCCCAAGATTGCCCCCACAGACGATGCTGTGATGCGACCCTTGCGTGCTGCGTGCCATTCTTCTGTTCGCTGTTCCAATTTTGGCTCCTATGTGTTTTGATGGTGTTGCCAGCGCCGCGCCTCTGAATGCTCAGGGTAATCGGCCTCTCCCACCTTCGTGGCGCTGGCAACCTTGCTCCAGCTTAGATCAACCAAGCCGGGGCAAATGGGATGTCATCATCGACCAAGCCGGGCTTGGCATAGCCGCCACCGCCTGTGCCGAAATCATCGCGCTGCGCCGGTGCAGCACCTGCTGCGGGCAAGGGCTTTGCTTCTGCGACATAGATGTCCTTCGCGCCCTTTGAAGCAACCGCTGACACCCAGTTGCCGTGCATCATGCCGCCGTTGCGCGTGTCTGGCATTGACCAGATCATCATGCTTGCAACCATCGGCTTGTTGGTCAGGCTCAAGAGATCATCGTTGGTCGGGCGTCCCGGCTTTGCGGTCAGCTTGCCGCCTGCGTTGGCGTCGATGGCTGCCAGCATCTTGCGGGCTTTGTCGCGCTTCTTGATGCCAGACGCTTCGTCCTTGGCGCTGGGGTCCATGTCCAAAACCCACAGCTTGTGAAACACCTTGCGGTTTTTGTATTCCTCCGGCGCAAGCACTGTCCAGCGTGCCGAGATAAACTCCTCGCCGGTGGGCTTCATCTCCCACTTGCATTCGTCAATCATAGCCAGCACTGACGATCCAGCCGGGATCGGTTCAATGTTGCCCGAAGGCACCTCATATTCGGTGCCGGTGTTTGCGGCTGTCTCGCCGTCGCTCAAGTCCCAAAAGCCCATCATTCGGCTCCTTCTTCATTGGTGTTAAATTTTGCCCCGCCAAGCGACGGGATGACTTTGGCCAGCGGGTTTTCCCCGATGCGGTAATCCAGCGGATCGGTGATGCCGTAGCGGTTCTTCGAGACGTTGGCAGCCGTAGCATGGCAGACCATTTCCAGATCGCCCGTGCTGATCGCCTTCTTGCGGTCGCCGTCCTCGCCCTTGGTGTAGGTCACAAGCCGCAGGAACCCGACAACATCCACATCGTCGGTGTAAGGCGGCTGCGATTTAGGCGGCAGGCGCAGGGTCCAGCGCATGTAGTCGTCAACGTCGGGCAGCTTCAGCGTTTCCACATCAGCGTGCGCCACGAAGACAACGTGCATCCCGCGCTTTTCATTTGCCAGCCCAGCACCCTTGCGAACCCGCTGGTGCATAGCCGACACCGCAGCCGTGCCAGCGCCGTATCCGCCAAGGGCTTGGTTGATGCTCTTGGCCTTCGGGTCTTGCGCCAGAACATCCGCCACGAACAACCGCTCCAAGGCGGTCACGCTGTCGATCACCAGCGTCTGGTAGTCGTGCGGCTCGTGGATCACAGCCGTGATTTGCTCCCAAAGCTGCGATGCGCTTTGCAAAAGCGGAAAAGCATCAGGTCGCTTGTCTGCCGGGATGGCTTGCATCCCATCTTCTGCGCGAATGAAGATCGGCTTGGGAAATGCCGCTGCGAGGCTTGTCTTGCCCCTCCCAGCATCGCCGCAAACTGTCACAATGACAGGCCGGTCAACCGGCTTGCGTGCTAACTCCATGATTGACATGGATCGTTCCTTTCATGTTTGGCACCTTGTGCCTCGCCTGACCGGGGCAGGCTCTCAACCCGGTGACTTGACATTGCATTGTGCGCGGGAGTATGTCAAGAGGGCATAGGCGCACAAACGAGGAGTTTTTTCAGATGATGACGCTAGACCAGATCAAGGGCCTTCTGCATGACAGGAAGCTAAATGTAGTAGCCGACGCGACGGGTGTTCACCGAAACACGCTGACCGCGATCCGCGACGGCAAGAACACCAACCCGACATTGAGGACGATAGAGGCGCTATCCCTTTATCTTTCGCCGCGTGACGCATGACCCACGATCCTGATTTCCCCGCGCCTGTTCGGCCTGCACGCCCAGCGCATATCGTTTCGCAGGCGGTTGTCTATCTTGACACGCTGGCCGAGCAAGACGCCGAGGCTGTTGCATGGGCTGCCTATGATTGGCTGAACATCCGCGCGGCTGGTCTGCCGCTTCTGCCGCTCATTGACGGCACTGCCCGCGATGACGCAAGGTTCTGGGCTGAGACTGCGAACCCATCCGAGCTTGAATGCTATGCTCTTGCCGCTGTTGACAGGCTTGGCGGCATGAGCGGTGGTCATGCGCTGTTTGCTTCTCGGCAGATCAAGCGTCTTGTCGGCGCGCTTTGGCGGCGGATGTCGCCCAGCGAACAATCGGCCTTTGCAAAATGGGCCACAGATCAAATGGAAGGTAAGAAATGAGTGCCGACGATTTCGCAGACTTTGAGGCGGGCTATAACGGTGCCAAGTTCGGGCAATCACCTCAAGCCGCGCAAGCCTATTCACAGGATGAGTTTAGCGCAGAAGACTTTGCACCGCCCGCGCCAGAAGCACCAGAAAGCAACGACCGCTTTCCCCCGCCATTTCCACTTGACGGCCTAGACCTTCTCACCCCGCCCGGCTTTGTTGGTGACGTGGCCGCTTGGATCGACAGCCAGTGCCGTTATCCCCGCCGCCGCTTGGCCGTGGCGTCTGCCATTTCTGCCATCGGCAACATCGGCGGCCTTCGCCACGAAGACCTGCGTGATGGCGTCACAGCAAACATGCTGGCCTTCTGCGTGGCTGCCAGCGCCACCGGCAAAGAGGCGGTTATGCAGGCCCTGACCGATCTGCACATTGCGGCTGGCGTGCATTACGCGCTGCAAGGCGGCATCAAGTCCGAGCAGGAAATCATGCGGAACCTGATTGAACATCAGTCGGCCTATTACATCATAGACGAGATCGGCATTTTCCTTATCAAGGTCCGTAATGCTCAGAAGCGCGGCGGTGCGGCATATCTCGAAAGCGTGTTCGGTGCGATCATGTCGGGCTATTCAAAGGCCAACAGCCGAATGCTTTTGCAGGGCGACACCAAGCGCGACCTTCGCAAGATGTTCGGCGGAATGCTGGCCAAGGCTGAAGATGATGGCCGCGATGATCTAATCGCCCGCGCGCAGCGTATGCTGAACATGGTGGATCAGGGTCTTGATCGCCCGTTTCTTTCCGTGGTCGGCTTCACAACGCCCGGCACCTTCGATCAGATCATGGACGGCGAAACAGCAACGCAGGGCTTCGTGGGCCGCGCGATCATCGTGGCTGAGACCGACAACAACCCAGAAGAACGCGAGAACTTCCGCAAGCGCCCGATGCCAGAAAACCTTGCCATGAGGCTGGCCCAGATTTTCCACGGTGGTAACTTTGACGTGATGAACAGCGGCGGGCGGGTGGAATATTCCGGCGACCGCGAACCCGTCAAGACTGACGATGATGCCAGCGAAATGCTCCGCAAGGTGTCCAAGTGGCTGCACGCCTATGCCGAGGAGATGGGCGAGAACACCGGCGAAGCATCCGTTGCCATGATCCGCCGCGCCTATGAATTGGTCGCCAAGATAAGTTTTATTCTGGCCATCCCAACAGCCCAGAGAACCGCCGAGCATGTGCGCTGGGCTTTTGCCTATGTCCGCGCTGAACTGGACGCCAAGATCAAGCTGGTCTTTGCCAACGACAACTCCAAGGACCGCCCAGAGGAAGCCATTGCCGCTCGCGTCATCAATTACATCGACCCAGACAAGGGCGCATCGACCAAGGTGTTGGCAAACCGCATGAGAATGAAGCCAGAGGCGCTTGAGCCGATCCTGAACAAAATGGTGAGCGCGGGCATGATCCGCCGCGAAGCTGGCAAGAAGGCTTGGAAGGGGAAAATCCCAGATGTTTGGGTGGTGGCGTGATGTTACACACGATTTTACACACGCCTGATAACTTGCAAGCCATTGATAACGTTGGCAAAAACGGCAAGTTTAAACTTTGCGATGTTTACACCTATATCAGTCATAATATCACAGCCAGAGAGACCACCTATAGCCCCTATGGGAGAGAAATAAGTAAGTATATATATATGTGTAAACATATAATATCTATAGAAAAGCCTTACAGGCCAATGGGTTACAAGTTATCGCGTCTGTGTATCTTGGTGCGTAATGTGCAAACATCATGGAGGGGCAAATGAGCCAGACCATCTATATCACCGGCGACACAAAACCGGACGCATTCTACCGCGCGCTGGCCGAGGCGCAGAAGGGCGACCGCATCGTCTACCATGTCGGGCATACCTGCGGCGGCATCCATCGCCACGCGGCTGCACGCGCCGAGACCGACAAGCTGGCCCTCCTCTTCTGCAAGCGGGCCTACGGATCAACCTTTGCATATTTGGCGGTAAAGAGATGACAATCATCAAAGAAGAACGCATCGGCGGGCAACGCCTGATTTTGGGCGATTGCCTGAAGGTCATGCCGCTCTTAGGCAAGGTGGATGCTGTGGTGACTGATCCGCCTTATGGGATTGGGGAAGATGGCGGTCGGTTTCGAGGCCGCATAGGCGGAGGCCATCGTGTTTTGCCGCGTAAGGGATGGGACAGCGCCCGGCCAGATGCGTCTGCATTTTCAGCCATGCTTTCCGCGGCGGATGAACAAGTCATATGGGGCGGGAATTACTTTGCAGATTTGTTGCCACCATCTAAAGGCTGGCTTTATTGGGACAAGCTGATGGGCGGTGATTTTGCTGACGGTGAGTTGGCGTGGACCAGCTTAGACCGCGCGCTGCGAAAGTTTACGATTTGCAACAAAATGGGCGGCAAAGAACACCCCACCCAAAAGCCCGTCGCCCTCATGGAATGGTGCTTAGGCTTCCTGCCCAACGCCCAAACCATCCTCGACCCTTTCATGGGCAGCGGCACCACCTTAGTCGCTTGCCAGCGCCTTGGCCGCAACGGCACAGGCATCGAACTTGACCCGGATTACTTCGCCATTGCCTGCAAGCGTGTGGACGAGGCAACAAGACAACCCGACCTGTTCGTCGCAGCGCCACCAACAAAGCCCGTGCAAGGGGGGTTCGACCTATGACCAGCCCGCATCATCCCAATGGCTCACAGCCCCGCCCTCTCGGAAAATACACCAGCGTGTCCGATGCAGCACGCAAGCTCGGAGTGACCCGGCAAGAAGCCAAGCGCATCCTTGATCCATCACGCTTTCATTCCGAGACGCAAAGGCGTATAATGCGCGACAGACAATCTGCACCGTGAAGCGACAGAGCGAGGATAACATGCCAGCCGGACGGCCTACGAAATACAAGCCAGAAATGTGTGAGGTCGTCGTAAAGAGCGGAGCCGAAGGCAAAACTCTTGTCGGAATGGCTAATGATCTAGATATTCAGCGCGAAACGCTCAACGAATGGATGAAAGCGCATCCTGAATTTTCCGACGCCGTAAAAGAAGGTTTGCAAAAATCGCAGGCTTGGTGGGAAGATCAGGGCCGCATCGCAACATTTGGCGGAACCAAAAACTTCAACCCGACCAGCTACATTTTCAACATGAAAAACCGCTTCCCAAGCGATTGGCGCGAAAAGCAGGACGTTGACCTGACATCCTCAGACGGCTCCATGACGCCGCAGGTGATCGAACGCATCATCGTCCAGCCAAAAGACGCGGATGCCTAAGAACCGCCTGCAAATCAGAACGGCAGCGGCCTTTGCGCCGCTCCTAAACCCATCCCGATACAAAGGCGCATGGGGTGGCCGTGGCTCAGGCAAATCACGCTTCTTCGCAGGTCTTCTAGCCGAAGAACACCTGATGTTCCCCGGCCATCGCAGCGTCTGCATCCGTGAAGTGCAAAAGTCCCTCAAGCAGTCAGCAAAGAAGCTGATCGAAGATACCCTGCAATCCTACAACCTCGGCGAGGCCCAAGGCTTCAAGGTGTTCCGCGAGGTGATCGAAACGCCCGGCGATGGCCTAATCATCTTCCAAGGGATGCAGGATCACACCGCAGACAGCGTGAAATCGCTGGAAGGCTTCGACCGGGCTTGGGTTGAAGAAGCCCAATCCCTCTCCGACCGATCCCTCTCACTCCTGCGCCCAACAATCCGCGCAGAGAAGTCTGAGCTTTGGTTTAGCTGGAACCCATCGCGCCCGACCGATCCTATCGACCAGCTTCTGCGCGGGCCTGTCACGCCATCAGGATCGGTCGTTGTCCGAGCCAACTGGTCAGACAATCCGTGGTTCCCGTCCGTCCTAGAGCAAGAGCGCCGGGATTGCTTGGAGAACCAATCCGAGAGATACGGCCACATCTGGGAAGGCGAATATGCAACCGTCCTCGAAGGGGCCTATTACGCCAAGCATCTGACCGACGCCCAGCTTGAGCGCCGGATCGGCTTTATCCCGCGCGATCCGCTGATGAAGGTCTACGCCTGCTGGGACATCGGCGGCACGTCATCAAAATCCGACGCCACGGCAATCTGGATCGTGCAATTTATCGGCCCCGAGGTGCGCGTGCTGGACTATTACGAGGCCGTAGGTCAGCCCTTCGAGGCGCACGTCAACTGGCTCCGGGCCAATGACTACGAGGAGGCCGTCTGCGTCCTGCCGCACGACGGGCGCAAGCACGACAGCGTCTATGCCGTTACGCCCATGTCCTATCTGCGCGAGGCTGGCTTCGTGGTTGATCTGGTGAAGAACCAAGGTGCCGGTGCTGCATTGCAGCGTATCGACGCAACGCGCCGCCTGTTCCCGGCAATCCGCTTTAACGAGGAGACAACGCGCGGCGGGCGCGAGGCTCTCGGCTGGTATCACGAAAAGCGGGATGAGGTGCGCGGCATCGGGCTTGGGCCTGAGCATGACTTCTCCAGCCATGCCGCCGATGCCTTTGGCTTGGTGGCTATCTTCAAGGCCGGGATGGCAACGCAGGACGATTGGGGCGCACCTATCAGGCGGAATTTGAAAGGCTTTGCGTGATGTGATAGGGTGGCGGCATCCCGCGCCAGAGGAGGCCACAATGCCACTCAAAAAAGGTTCGTCTGCCAAGACGATTTCTGCTAACATCCGCACGGAAATGAAATCCGGCAAGCCGCAAAAGCAGGCGATTGCCATTGCTCTCAGCAAAGCAGGAAAGGCGAAGAAGAAATGAAAAAGCCAGTGAAGTTCACCCCGTGCAAAGGCTGCCCGAACCCTGCCAAGTGCAAGGCTATGGGCAAGTGCATGATGAAGGGAAAGAAGTAATGAACACCAAGACGTGCTACAAGTGCAAGAGGGAGCAGTCTGTTGTCTTCTTCTTCAAGCACCATCAGACCTCTGATGGTTTGCACTCGTGGTGCAAGTCTTGCTGCAAGGAAGGCAACGAAAAATCTCGAGCCAAGAAATACAGCACGTTCGAGGGTAGGGTGCCGACTTTTCTCGTGTCTTGTCGAACCAACGCGCGGAAAAGGCAAAATGAGTTCAGCCTAACCGCGTCTGATCTTGTTGACATGTGGAACGCTCAGGGTGGAATTTGCTGCTATTCTGGGTTACAAATGGAACTGCAACCCAACAGCTTATTTTCTGTGTCTGTTGAGCGCGTGGACAATTCAATCGGTTACACGGTTGAGAACACAGTTCTTGTGTGCAAGGCCGTGAACAGCATGAAATCGTCGATGACAGGCGAGCAGTTTCTAATGTTTTGCCGCGCCGTGGCAGGCTGGATGCAAGACGAGGAAGGCAATGATGTGAGGTTTATGAAAAATGGCTAAATCAGGACTGTACGCAGCGATCCACGCCAAGAAAGCCCGTATCAAAGCCGGATCAGGCGAAAAGATGCGGAAGCCCGGCACCAAGGGCGCTCCGACTGCGGCTGCATTCAAGGCTTCGGCCAAGACGGCCAAGAAGAAATGAAGACCCCGGCTTGGCAGCGTAAGGAAGGCAAGTCGCCCAGCGGCGGCTTAAACGCTAAAGGCCGCGCGTCTGCCAAGGCCGAGGGAATGAACCTGAAGGCCCCGGTAAAGGCGGGCGACAACCCGCGCCGGGCGTCCTTCTTGGCTCGGATGGGCGGTATGCCCGGCCCCGAGCGTGACGAGGATGGAAAACCCACGCGACTTCTGCTATCACTCAACGCATGGGGCGCAAGCAGCAAGGCGGACGCTAAGGCAAAAGCCAAGGCCATTTCGGCCCGCAACGAGGCGAAGAAGAAATGACCATCACGACCTATGCCACGCTAAAGACAGCCGTCGCGGACTTTCTGAACCGCGACGATCTCACGTCTGTCATCCCCACGTTCATCGCGCTGGCCGAGGCCGACATGCAGCGCAAGCTGCGTCACTGGCGCATGGAAGCCCGTGCGACCGCCCAGCTTGACACGCAATTCAGCGCCATCCCCGCCGATTGGGTCGAGACGATCCGCTTCTATCTGACCACCGGCGAAACCTCGCGGCTGGAACTCATCAGCCAAGCGGAACTGATCGACCGCAAGGAAGGCGACAGCAACGTCACGGGCCGCCCGTATTACTACGCGATGACCGGGGCGCAGTTTGAACTGTACCCGGTTCCTGATGGCCTTTACACGGGCGAACTGCTATACTTCGGCAAGATACCTGCGCTGTCGGACTCGGCCACGACCAACTGGCTCCTGACCAACGCGCCGGACGCCTACCTCTACGGGGCGCTGATCCATTCGGCCCCGTATCTCAAAGACGACGCCCGCATCCAAATCTGGGCAGCCCTGTATCAATCCGCGATTGATAACCTGAACGACTCTTCCAACGACGCGCGGCACAGCGGAACCGGCCTGCGTATGAAAATCAGGAGTTTCTGATGTCACTGACCAACTCTTTCGAAACCAGCGTCCTGACGTACCTCCTGACGGCATCCTCGCCGTCACCGGCGCGTCCGACCGCTTGGTATCTCGGCCTATTCACGGCTGCACCGGGCGAAGCTGGCGGCGGCACCGAGTTGTCGGGCAGCGGCTATGCGCGTCAGGCCATCACGTTCACCGTGAGCGGCAACAACGCCTCGAACAATGCTGCCATTGAATTCCCGACTGCATCGGGTAACTGGGGCACCATCACGCACGCGGCTGTGTTCGACGCCTCAACATCTGGCAACATGATCGCCTACGCCTCGCTGACCGCCTCTAAGGTGATCGACACCGGGGACGTTCTGCGCGTGCCGACGGGCGATCTTGACATCAACCTCGACTGAGGCTGGATAGGTGGCGGTCTACCGTACAGCATTCGGTACAGGCACATACGGCTTAGACTCGTATGGCCTCAGCGGCGAAGTCAAAGACGCTTCGGCGTCGGCTTCGGTCGCTGTTACCGCTTCTGTGCTGGCAGGCAAGCGGTTTGATGTATCAGCCGCTGCATCCGCAACCTCGGCGGCAACGGTTTCAATGCAGGTCTTGCGCTCGGCCAGCGCGGTTGCCTCTGTTGCGTCTGCAACAACAGCCTCCGCAGATCGGGTGATTGATGCCGCCGTGGTCGAGTACCGTACAGGCTTCGGTCGTGGCGCATATGGCGCGAATGCCTATGGGTTCGACGGGGCCGCCATCACAATCACGGCATCCGCGTCTGTAAGCGCACAGCGGTTGCGCGAGGTTGAGGCCCCGGTGTCGTCGGCGGCTACAGTTTCGCTTGATGCGGATCGGGAACGCAATATTTCTGCCACGGCAACGGCGGCCTTTACAACGTCCGTCTCGACGGTTTTCTCGGTGAACGTGTCTGTTTCATCGGCATGCGCTGTCACTTCCAGCGCGTCTTTGCAGCGCGTGCGCTTAGGTAGTGCGCTTGCTGCAATTTCGTGTATAGTGTCGGCAGCATCTATTAAGAAGTGGGAGCCTGTGCAGGATACGGCGGAAACATGGACGCCGCAGCCTGATACAAGCGAAATCTGGACCAAAGCAGCATAAGGGCCGCTCAAAATGGCAGACACAACGACAACAAACTTTGCACTTGTGAAGCCCGAGGTCGGCGCGTCCGAGGACACTTGGGGCACCAAGATCAACACGAACCTTGACAGCCTTGACACGCTGCTTGCTGCTCGGGCGACGCTGACCGGCACGCAGACCCTGACGAACAAGACGCTGACCGATCCGGCGATCATCGGCACCATCCTTGAGGACATCTTCACGATCACCGATGGCGCGGCCTTTGAGATCGACCCCGGTAATGGCTCAATCCAGCTTATCACGCTGGGTGCCAACCGCACGCCCAAGGCCACCAACTTCGCCAACGGCGAGGCCGTCACGCTGATGGTTGATGACGGCACGGCTTACACGCTGACGTGGACTGACGCGACCTTCGGCGGCTCTGGCGTTGTGTGGAAGACGGACGGCGGTGTCGCGCCCACGCTGAACACGACGGGCTACACGGTCATCGTACTGTTTGAAGTCGGCGGTCAGGTTTACGGCGCTCGCGTAGGAGACGCATAATGTTGAAGGCCAAGCTTCTGGGGGCAACGGCTGCGGCTGAATCTCTGGCCATTGAGGACGTGTTCTCAACGTACCTCTACACTGGCAACGGCTCCACGCAGACGATCACCAACGATATTGACCTTGCTGGTGAGGGTGGGCTGACGTGGATTAAATCCCGTAGTGCATCCACAGCCCATCAGTTGTTTGACACCATTCGCGGCGCGACCAAAGAGCTTATTTCTAACTCTACGGCGGCAGAAGCTACTGATGCGGATACTCTAACTGCATTCAACGCAGATGGTTTTTCCCTTGGTGCAGATTCCAACACCAACACCAGTTCTGCAACCTACGCCTCATGGACCTTCCGCAAAGCCCCACGCTTTTTTGATGTGGTGACTTATACGGGGACAGGATCGAACCGCACTATCGCCCACAATCTTGGTGTCGTTCCCGGCTGCATTATCATCAAGCGCACGGATGCTTCTGCTGATTGGCAGGTCTACCACCGTGGCAACACCGTTGCACCCGAGACAGATTACCTTGTGCTGAATTCTACGGCTGCAACGGTAGACGACAACACTCGCTGGAATGATACGCTGCCAACAAGCACTGTGTTCTCATTGGGAACGGCGACCACTGTCAACGCCTCTGGTGGCACCTACGTCGCCTACCTCTTCGCCCACGATCCCCTCGGCCCGTCTGGTGATGGCTCGGATGGGTTGATTGCGTGTGGGAGTTATACGGGGAATGGCAGCACAACTGGGCCTGTGATTAACCTTGGGTGGGAACCGCAGTGGGTTTTGTGGAAAAGTGCGACAGCCGCCGAAAACTGGGGCATTTTTGATAACATGCGCGGCTGGCCTGTAGGAACAGGAGACAAATGGCTTGGTCCGGCAACGAACATTGCAGAGCAAGATGTTAACTACACCAACCCAACAGCCACGGGCTTCCAAGTTACGTCTACAAATGGTGAGGTGAACACTAACGGTGGTACCTACATCTACATCGCCATCCGCCGTGGCCCGATGCGGGAACCGACTGTGGGGACGGAG